CAGCAAGAACTCCTTGCGCTTGGCTTTAATAAGCAGGTTTCCACGCTTTCTCAGGCGGATAAAGCTACCTTGAGATACATTGCAATTTTAAAGCAGACCACCGATGCACAGGGCGATTTTGCTCGGACGCTCTCTAGTCCTGCGAATATGATTCGCGTTCTGAAAGCACAGTTGTCTGGTCTTGCACGAGATATCGGTTCTTTGCTTTACCCTGCTTTGAAATCTATTCTCCCTCCCCTGATTGCGGCAGTTGAACTTATCCGAGAGTTCGTTCAGTGGGTTGCAAAACTCATGGGCGTGAAGGTGGAGTTCCCGGATTTTAGCGGTGCAAGCGATGCTGTTGGTGGCGTTACGGATGCGATGGACAATACCACCAAAGCGACCGGAAAAGCCGCAAAGGCGTTCAAGAACTACATCATGGGCTTTGATGAACTGAACGTCATTCAGAAGGACAATGGCTCTTCCGGTGGTTCCGGCTCCGGGGCTGGCGCTGCTGGCAACATTTTGGGTGATGTAGACTTGTCCGGCTACGATATGTTCAAGCAGTACAACGAAGAGTTTGCAAAGCAGATTGATAGCATCAAGCAGAAAATCAAGGCTATGCTTCCTCTTATGGCGACTGTAGCAACCGCTCTTGCCGCTTGGAAACTTACAAATCTTATTACGGATATTGTGGACGCCACCCACAAAATGAACGCACTAAAATCCATTGTTTTGGGTCTTGGTGTTTTTACAGTGGGCATCGTCCTTGAGATTACAGGCATTAAAGACGCAATTGAAAATGGCGTAAATGGAAAGAATTTCGCTGAAATTGTTCTTGGTGCTTTGATTGGAACTACAGGCGCAGCCATCCTCGGTAAAGGAATTGCTCAGTTTATCGTAACAGGCTTTGGCGATACTGCTGTTGGAGCGGCCATTAAAGCGGCCGGTGGCTCTACTGCTGGCGCGATTATTGGAGCAGCGGTTGGCGGAGTAGTAACCGGCATACCTATGTTTGTAATTGGCATTTACGATGCTGTCAAAAAAGGCTTAAACACGTTAAACGGAATTTTAATTCCGCTTGGCTCAACAATGGCTGGCGCAGGCATTGGTGCTATTATCGGCTCTCTTGGAGGCCCGATTACTGCCGGAATCGGTGCAATCATCGGTTTAATTGTTGGTGGTTTGACCGATGCCGGAATTGCGATTTATCAAAACTGGGACAAAATTACAGAATCTCTCGACAAGGCAAGCGAGAGCTTGAAAAACTGGTTTGTCAGTGTTGGCGAGTGGTGGAACAAAAAGTGGCAAGGGTTCAGCACTAATTTTCAGACTGCATGGGAAAGCTTGCCCGGGTTTGTCCAGCATCCAATTCAGGCGCTTGACCAAGCAAGTGCAGGCTTAAAGCAGTGGTTTGTTGGCGTTGGCGTATGGTGGGACGAGAAGTGGAAGGGGTTCAAAACAAACTGGGATAACGCTTGGAACAGCCTTGTCGACACTCTGAAAGAACTGCCGCAAAAGTTCCTTAACTACGGAAAGAACATCGTTCAGGGCTTGATCGATGGCATCAACAAGGGCATCGAAAGTGCCAAAAAGTCTGTCAGCGGTCTTGCAAAAGCCATTCTGGATAAATTCACCACAGACACCGGCATCCACTCCCCTTCCAAAGTTTTCAAGGGCTACGGTGTCTACCTCATAGAAGGTCTTGTGAACGGCGTCTTAGCCACCAAAGACCTTGCGGTGAAAGCTATCCAATCCGTGTCTAATGCGGTAAAGGCCATCGGCTCTCAGCTGGCAGACGAGAACTACGGTCTGCGCGATGGCTCTATCAGCCTGTCCGTTGATGCAAGCGGCAAGTCCATGATGGAAACCGCAAACGCGCTGAAACGCACGATGCGCACCACCAATGATAGTTTCAGCGGCTGGTTCAAGAAGATGAAAACCGACTTGGGCGACTTCACAGAGGGCATTGACGCTGTTACTAAGGCGGGCAAGGACATCTCCAACGGCTTCAAATCTTCTATTGACGCGCTTGCCGCTGCATCGAAGTCCATCCTGAACACGCACGATGGTTTCAGAAGCGCCGTCTCTGACATCCGGTCTTTTGTGAAAAAGAGCGTTGCAGAGATTGAAAACGAGTACCAGTACAACGGCTTCTTTGGTGCTGCCGGTCTTGCCATCCAAAAGGCGTTTGAGGGCGTGTACCTTGTTTTCGGCAAGGTTTCCACTGCTGTCAAGAACGTGTCCGACACTATCGACAGCGTGAAGAACGTTATTACCACCTTTAATAACCTGAAAACCAAAGTTTGCGAGGTCATCGATCAAGTTCCTGCTTTGAAGCAGGCGTATGGTGGGCTGAAATCGTTCTTTAATGACCTGTTCAACAAGGATAGCGGCATTGGCAAAATTGTGTCTGACGGCTTTGACTTCATCAAAACGAAAGCCGGAGACGTAGCAAACTGGTTTAAGGAAAAGCTCAACATTGGAAGTTCCGGCAGCTCTGCTGGTGGCGGTTCGTTAGGAGCTCTCGGAAGTACAGCGGCTTCTGGCGGCGCATTGTCGCATCTTGGTGCTTACGGTGGAATAGGCGCTGGTGTTGGTCTTGGTCTTTCTGGTGGCATCCAGTGGTGGAAGGACATGATAGGGACTTGGAAGGATTCTGACAAGTCTGCTGGCACAAAAGTTCTTGAATCCATAAAGCACACCCTTTGGGATTTATCCCCGATCGGAGCGCTTGTAAATCTTGGCAAAAGCATTTTCGGCTTTGCGGACGGCGGTTTCCCCGATGCCGGGCAGCTGTTTATCGCCCGAGAAGCCGGTGCAGAGATGGTCGGCTCTCTGGGCGGTCACACAGCAGTTGCCAACAATGACCAAATCGTTGAGGGCATCCGTGAAGGTGTTGAAGCTGCAATGGAGCGTCAGAATCAGCTTCTGCGCCGTCAGAACGAACTGTTGCAGGCTCTGCTTGAGAAGGAAGGAAGCGCAGAGATCAACGTGTCCAGCTTCTATCAGGCAGTGAACAGAACAAACCAGCGCAACGGCAAAACAATTATCCCGGTAGGTACTTAAAGGAGGGGCATTTATGGAGCTTGACCAGTACAATCCGATTCGGAGCGTGGATGGGCAGTATCTTAAATGCCCCTCTTCTTATCAGTGGCGGTTACAGGACATTTCGGCATCCGATGCCGGACGCACAGAGGATAACAAGATGGACAAGAAACGTCTTGGGCAGTGCGTCAAGCTGGAATTGGAATGGAAGTACACCACGATAAAAGAAGCCGCTGCTATCCTGAAAGCGTTCAACCCGGAATACATCAACGTTACCTATCTTGACGCAATGGCTGGCGATTGGAAAACCAGCGAGTTCTACGTTGGTGACCGTGCTGTTCCTATGTATAATTCGCGGATGAATCGCTGGGAAGGGATATCTTTTAACATCATCGAAAGGGCTGCACACTGATGGTCAATGTATCGCAAGATATCATAAAATCCTTCAACGAGGGCAACAAGCAGACTGCCCTTATTGAGGTTACTGCCGGCAGCAAGACGTTCACCATCACCGATGCAGATATCATCCAGGGCGGGTTAAAGATTGACCGGTATTGCGTGACCAACAGTAAAATCGAGGTCGGCTCTGCGGTTGCTTCTGAACTGTCTTTGAAGCTGCGGAACTACGATGGCAAGTTCAACGACGTTTCTTTTGAGGGCGCTGTCCTGAACGTAAAAATTGGTATTCACGCAGCCAACACCTCTGAACTGGGCAAGTTCATTCTTGGTAAGTCCGTTCTTGGCTTTGCAAAAGGTCTTGGAAACTTTATTCTCGGCACTGGTCGACTTGGCGATTACAGCGTAGACACGGAAGTATACTGGGTTCCTTGTGGGCTGTTTATTGTTGATACCCCGCCCCGCAAGCTAAGCACTATAAGCATCTCTGCGTTGGACTACATGGTCTTGTTTGACCGTGAGGTGAACGCTTCCGCACTCTCCTTCCCTATCCATGTTGACGCGCTTATTCAGAAAATCTGCTCCATCTGCAATGTCACGCTTGCAACGGACGTTTCGGTGCTGCCAAACCACTATTTTAGCATCGGCGGTCTGCCGGATACCAATCAGAAGCTGACATACCGCCAGCTTTTGCAATGGTGTGCGCAGCTTACCGGCACTTGCGCGTTCATGGATGGCAGCGGACGGCTTGTGCTGAAATGGTATGAACAGACCGGCGTGACCATTACCGCAAGTGAGCGCTATTCCAGTGATATGTTGGAGAACGACATCACCATTACCGGCTTCACTTGTGACGATGGCAAGGGCAACACATACCTGTCTGGCACGGCAGATTACACGCTTGACCTAAGTGACTGTGGCTTCCTGACCAACGCCTACGATGGTGTTTTGAAGGAACTGCAAGCTGCACGCGGCGGGTTTGCCTACCGCCCATACAGCGCCACTATCAAGTCTGCACCGTATTTGTTCCCGCTGGACATGATACGCTACAAGGACAAAGACGGCGTTGTACATGATACCATCGTCACCAACGTTACGCTTGCTTTGAATTGCAACACAGCGATTTCCGGCGCTGGCGAAACGGTCACAAGTTCTTCTTACGCGCAGTCTGCAAGCGGCGTTACAAGCCAACAGGCGGCAACGGACAGAGCAAATCTGGGAAAGATAAACCAGACCGCTACGCAGGCGAACCAGACCAAGAACGACTTGACGCAGTTCAAGACACAGTATTCTTCTGATTTCAAAAAGACGCAAGCTGAAATTGAATCCCGCGTCACGAAGGAAACGTACCAGACTGACATGGCTGGCGTTTCTACGCGCATCGGTGCAGCGGAAACAAAGATTTCTCAGAACGCTGATGCTATTATTCTTCGTGCAACAAAAGAAGAGCTTTATAGCATGATAACGTTTACTCCTGAAAATGGGTTGGTCGTCACTCGCAGCAACTGGGAAGGCAAAGTCCAAATCACAGGTCAAAACGTACAAGTCGTTCGTGGAAACAACAAAGTTGTTATAAACGACAATGGTATAGACATAACGGATGGCTACGGAAGCGTTTCTATATACAGCGGTGGCATATCTTTTCACGGCATTCGCAACAGTAAGATTTTTGAATGGCCTTATGAAAAAGATTCTTATGGAAACCCGATAGGCGAATTCGCTGCGCAAACTACAAAAATCGATCTTTCGTCCTACTCGTCTGTAATGCTGGTCTATGACACGCATAAAGATGGAACATGGTTTTCAGGTGGCGGCGGTGCTGGTAGACTTACGGTCGTTCTTCCTGTTAATGGGCAAACGTACTCTTATGCTTATCCGTGGAATACGGTACACTGGCGAAAGGTAACAGTATCATATAATGGTATCACTTTTGGAAATGGAAACGAGAGAACGTCCGACTATAAAAATAACGTTATAACTGGCGTGATACATTTGGAAGTTCCTATTTCTGATGGTGTTAATAAAAACGATAAGGTTTGCCGCCCGTTGGAACTATACGGTTTTATGTGAGGTGGATATCATGGAACATTTCAAGTTCAAGTGCAAAGTCGGATTGGATGGTCGATTGTATGGCGGCGGGTGGTGCCACGAAAGCGTTATTCCAAACCCGTTTCCGCCTGATGAGATTTTGTTTGATGACTTGTCAGGAATGACAGAAGGGTTTTATACAGACTATTTGTGGGATGGAAGCAACTTGATATACAGCCCCGTGCCAACAACCGATGAGCCCGCTGATACCGAAACAGAAACGTCTTTTACGCGAATCAACGGAAATGAAGAGGAGGTAACTTATCAATGAGCTACGAAAAACAAAACTTTGTGGACGGCCAGACCCTGACGGCTGCCCACCTGAACCACATGGAGGAGGGCATTGCAGCAGCCGGCGGCTTTACCGCAGGTGCAAAGGAACTGCTGCTGACCCTGTTTGAAAACGCGGCCTACAAGACCGGCGATGCACAGTCTGCCCTGAATGCCCTGCGGGCAGAGTGGGGCGGTAGTGCGCAGGATGTTCCCGTGCAGAGCGTGAGCCTGAGCGCCGCGATCCTGAACCTGAGCGAGGGCGAGAGCCAGACCCTGACCGCCATGGTGCTGCCCGCGAACGCTGCCAACAAATTGGTGTGGTGGAGCGTTTCGCCCGCCGGTCTTGCTACGGTGGCAGGCGGCACAGTGACTGCCGTGAAGGCCGGCATCTGCACGGTGACAGCTACGGTAGGCGGCAAGAGCGCCAGCTGCACGGTGAATATTGCGCAGGCGGAGACAGCACAGCTGATCTACACTCTGCCCGCCGAAACGGAGCTGACCACCGGCTTTGATACCGGTCTGAAGCTGCTGGAGCACGCTTCCACCGAGTCGCCGCAGTACACCATTCTGGTGGACGCAAAGGCGGGGGACAACTTTGATGCAAGCACATGGCCAGCCTTCCTGCACTGCCTGACCGAGACCGGCAGCACCGCCAACCTGCCCGGCTTCAACTCCACCAGCAGTCCGCTGAATAATAAGACGGAGTTCGCCTACTACAACTACGGCGGCGTTACCCTGTCGGACAGCATCGAGCACCTCAAGACCCGCACGCGGTATGTGGTGCAGATTGACGGTAAAAAGTACCGCGGCGGCAGCACCTACTGCCCGATGACTGAATGGCTGACCTGCAACGGCACGATCACCGATGTGCCCCAGACCTTCCTGATCGGTGCGGCACAGAGCGCGGACGGCAGCAAAAAGCAGCAGTTCTGGCCGGGCACACTGTATCAGTGCAAGGTGTACAAGGGCCTGCTGAGTGATAACCGGATAAAAGCATATATCAATAAGGGGTGGTAAGATGGAGATATACGACATCAACGGTCAGATCATCGACCCGCTGGCGGGAAAAACACTGTACGTTGCAGGCGACAGCATCGCCTATGGCAAGGGCAGCGCGGGCGGCTACGGCAAGTGCATTGCAGACCGGTACGGAATGCAGCTGATCAACGAAGCGGTGGACGGTGCAACGCTGGCGACACTGGTCCCTGACAATGTGAACGGCGGTTACCGCACCAGCATCGGCATGACCGTGAAAAGCTCTACGGAGCTGGAAAAGGCAGACTACATCCTGCTGGAGGGCGGCGTGAATGATGCATGGAACAATGCCAAGCTAGGCGCGCTGAACGGAAGCTTTGATCCGGCGTTCTATTCGGGGGACACGATCGGTACGCTGGAAGCGATGCTGGACTATCTGGCCAAAAAACGCAGTGATAAGCGTGTGGCCTATGTGTTCCCGCACGGCGGACTGTTTGCCAGCAGCGAAAACTGGTACAAGACCTACAAGCCCGCGATCCTTGCGGCGCTTAAAAAGTGGGGTGTGCCCTATGTGGATATTGAGGAATGCGCCCCGCCCATGGGTGCCCACGGCGTCAGCGAGCTGAGCGACAAGTACACGATTGATGGCACACACCCCAACAAGGCCGGCTACGAGCGGTTTTACATGGAGCCCATCGCTGCGCTGCTGAAACGGCTGTAAGGGGGGACACAATGGCATTGCAGGCATACTCTCTTGCCCGGGACGGCGAAGCGTACCTCTCGCCCCATTTCAGGGTGCAGGAGTTCCGCTGTAAAGACGGCAGCGACCCGGTTTTCGTTGACACAGCGCTGGTGGAACTTCTGGAGCAGCTGCGGGCGCATTTTGGCAAGGCGGTGACCATTACCAGCGGCTACCGCACCCCGGCGCACAACGCCAAAGCGGGCGGGACGAGGTTCAGCCAGCATCTGTACGGACGGGCGGCAGATATCCGGGTGCAGGGCGCAAGCGTAGAGGAGGTAGCCGCCTGTGCCGAGCGCCTGCTGCACGGCTGCGGCGGCGTGGGGAGATACCCGGCAAAGGCGGGCAGAGCCGCCGGCTGGGTGCACGTGGACACCCGGGCAGAAAAAGCCCGGTGGAGGGGGTGAGCGCGATGGAGAGCATCATCTCGGCCATCCTTGCCGGTGCAGTGACCCTGATCGGTGTGCTGATCGCCAACGGCAAAAGTCAGGCCGTGACCGAAACCAAGCTGGAAGAGCTGACCCGGGAGGTGCGGGAGCATAACAACTTTGCCCGCCGCGTACCCATTTTAGAAGAACAGATGAAGGTGGCGAACCACCGCATTGCAGACCTCGAAAAAGAGAGAGGAGAGTAACACATGGAAACCATTCTTAACACCATTCTCACCCCGCTGCCCGCGTGGCTGGCGCTGGTGCTCATTGTTGTTGGCACTGTGTCGCTTGTGCTGGGGCTTATCCGTCTGGGCTACGGCGCAGCGGTCAAGGGCACTGTGCTCGACCTTATTGCAAGGGCGGAACACGAGATTCAGGGCACCAAGCGCGGCGCAGAGCGCAAGGCATGGTGCGTAAAGATGATGCGTACCTATTTGGGCAACAGCAAGTGGGGCAAGCTGGTCTCGTGGGCTATCACCGAAGAGACCATGAGCAAGGTCATCCAGTTTTTCTTTGATCGGGCAAGAGCAGCCCTACAAAAGCAGTAAGGAGGATATCATGGCAAGCACTATATACGAGCAGAAACGATTTTGTGAAATCAAGAGATGCGGCAAAATCGACCATCTCGGTAACGTCCCTGTAATGGTGCGCAACGCCGGACAGCTTCCGCAGCCCTTCTGGCTCGGTGCTGCCCGTGGCGGCGGCTCGCATAGTCTTTCCGCCAGCGTTGCAAGGGCTTAATGCAGAACAGATAAAAGCTGTGATAAAACGTGCACCGCTTGGGAGGTATGACCGGAAAATCGCCCGGTTGCGGTACGTTGACCAGCTATGCCAAGTTGATATTGCAGCGCGTGTGCCGTATTGTCGGACATCAATCGGCAATAGGCTAAAAAAGATTGATAAAATGCTGAATGTGTGATATAATAATCATGAGCAACGAATTAGCTTTGGGTTTCTGCTCATGCAATTCAAAAGCGGCAGGCTTTCGGGTCTGCCGCTTTTCTTTTTGCACGGATTGTGGTATAATATTTACAGACAATTCGCCTAATGAATTGCTGGTGTGGTCTGGCCTAAAGATTTCTGCCAGCACAAGCGCACAGCTTACGAAATTTAGTCTCCCGCCCGCCTACTCGCAGTGCGTACCATGCGGGAGACGATTTTATATGGTGATGCTTATGTGCAATACAAAAGAAGAACGAGTGTCAAGAATCGCAAAATACTACACCACTTTTCACTTGTTTGGCGATTGGTACATCGTGCGGTTCTGGCCTAGACACTGCCACAGCTGGAAGCGGTTTATTCCGTTTTATATCCCTATGCACTTAGGAGACCCAGATTGAAAAGCTACGGCCTTTGTAGAGAGCGGCATTGCCTGTGGGCGGTTCCGCTCTTGATTTTACAAAAAATCCCCTGCTTTGCCGAAGCCCCGCGTTCCACGCGGGGTACTTTGTAGGCAAAGTGGGGGATTTTGTTTTATTTACACTAGTTTTGTCGAAACTCTTGTCTTGCAAGTCAAAACGTGATATTTTATTTTTGCTTCCAATGTGAAGCCCTTAACAGTTAAGCGCTCATGCGGTTTTTTCCGTGTGGGCGCTTTTCTTTTTTTGTCCTTCGTTGTACCTTCGTTGTCCTTTGCTTTTTGCCAATGCAGTACACTGGATGCACAAGGAGGGATGTATTATGAGCTATTATCAGACACCCGGAGCGCCCTACGTTCCGCAGCCGCCTGTTAATCCTTACGGCGGCATGGGAACGGTAGGTCTTACCACTCCCCTACCGAACACGCAGATGCAACAGGCACAGCCGCAGCGTCCGCAGCCGATGAATGGGCAGCAGCCTGTTCAGCAGTCGGCACAAGATGGCGGTTGGTTGCTTGGCAGGCCTGTTTCCAGCAGGGAAGAATTTTTGGCAATACCATCTGATCTGTACGGCAGACCGACCTACTGCCCAGACTTACGCAGCGGTGTGATCTACTGCAAGCGGCTCAACCCGGACACCTGTGAATCCTATGTACAGGAGTTCTACAGCCCGGAAGCATGGCGGCAAATGCAAGCGCAACAGGCACAGCAGACCGCTGCACCGACACAGCAGTATGTGCCTGTTGAGCAGTATAACGCCCTCGTCCACAGGCTGGATGAGCTAGAAAAATGGCAGAAGAGCTTTTCTAAGCCCACTGCCACAGCAAAGAAAGGAGAATAAGCGATGCCCTCTCCGTTTGACATGATTACTCACAGCCCTATCATGCAGCTTGCAAATCTGGCTCGCGCCGGGCAAAACCCGATGGGGCTTATCCAGCAGTTGAGCGGGCAGAATGCTCCTATCATGCAGGGCTTGAACCTGATTCAGGGTAAGAACGAAGCACAGCTCCGAACGATGGCGCAGAACCTCGCCAAAGAGCGTGGCATCGACCTGAGCCAACTGGCAAGCGTCCTGAATCTGACACTGCCACGATAACGCATCCCTCTAAGCGAAACGCTTCTCAGTTTTGCGGACTTGACAAAAACCGCTTTTGTTTGGCTTCGCCCATCGCATACGGCGGTGGGATAGCATAACGCAAAACTGAAAGGAGTTTTGTTATGGATGATTTTGCAACTGGCTATCTGGCTGGGCAGGACGGCGGCAATAACAACGGCGGATTCTTCGGCAACGAGGGTCTGTGGGCTGTTATTATCCTTGCCATCATCTTCGGCTGGGGCACAAACGGCTATGGCCGGAACGGTGGTGACAACGGCATGAACGCCTACATCCCCTATCTGGTCGGCACTGGCGTAACCGGGCAGGGCGGTAACGACACTCGCGCGGCTCTGTCTGAGGGCTTCTACCAGCAGGATACCTCCCGCTCTCTGGCTGGCATCCAGAGCGGTATCTGCTCTCTGGGCTATGACCAGCTGGCACAGATCAATGGCATCAACGCCAACATTGCAAACGGCTTTGCAGGCGTGAACAGCGCCATCTGTCAGCTTGGCTACCAGAACGCACAGCTCGTGAACGGCCTGGAACGCAGCGTGTCCAACGGCGACAACGCCATCAGCCTTGCCATCATGCAGGAGGGCAACGCTCGGCAGGCTGGTCAGACCGCACTTGCCACGCAGCTGGCGTCTTGCTGCTGCGAGAACAAGCAGTTGATCGGCGACCTGAAGTACACCATCGCAACGGAGGACTGCGCCACCCGTCAGGCTATCGCAGACAATGCCCGCGCCATCGTGGACAACTGCAACGCCAACTTCCGCAGCATGATGGACTACTTCACGCAGGACAAGATTGCCACTCTGACCGCTGAGAACCAGAGCCTCAAGTTCGCCGCTTCTCAGGATCGTCAGAATGCGCTTCTGACCACCGTGATGTCCCAGCAGACTGATACCATCTTGAACCGGGTCAATCCTCGTCCGATTCCCGCTTATCAGGTGGCAAACCCCAACTTGGGCGTGAACTGCTGCGGCTGCTGCTAACCAACACACTCCCCGATAACACCGGGTGAACCATCGGGGCAGGGGTAAGACACCTCTGCCCCTGATTTTTTAGGAGGAAAACATTATGGCTTGCAAAACAAGCTGCAAACTCTGCCCCCATCTGGTCTTGAGCCAGTCGGTGACTTTCGCTAATGACACGCTGACCATCAACATCCCTGCTGGCGCATACCAGAACGGAGAGAAGTATTGCATCGTGGTTGCCCAGAGCATACCGGACACGACCACCATCAACGCCCCTGTGGTCATCACCATCGGCGCAGGTACGACCGCATACCCTCTGACCGACTGCAACTGCGCTCAGGCGACCGCCGAGAGCATCCATACTCGCACCCGCTACGCTACCCGTGTTGCAACGTCTGCCACTGGCACAGGCACGTTCAAATATCTTGGCTGCTTCTGCCGTTCCCACGCTGGCGCACCCGCGTCTATTTCTTGAGGAGGTACAGATTATGGGCAAGACTAATTTTCGTCGCATGATGATGCTCCATGAACACGACAAAAACCGTGAGCCGGAGCGCGACCGTCTTGAGGAAGAGCGTGACCGCAGGGAGCGTGAAATGGAACGTCGGCTGCGTAAGCTGGAAGGTGGCAACGACCGCTATCCCTACTATCCGCAGGAGGAGAACCGCTACATCGACCCCTACCCTATCCCCCGCTACCCTGACGTAGAGTATGGCCGCAGAATGCCGCAAATCGGCTTCTCACAGAACGGCGACTGGGATAAACGGTCTGGGCAGTACGAACGTGGCGGTGCAGACAGCCGTTCCATCAAAATGCCACGCCAGCACCTCACCCACGATGAAGCGGAGGAATGGTGCGACAGCATGGTGAACGCTGACGGCACGAAGGGCTGTCACTGGACGCTGGAACAGACGCAGGATGTTGCCAAACAGCGCAACATCACCTGTGACCCGAACGATTTCTGGGCTGTTATGAACATGATGCACTCGGATTATTGTCAGGTCGCAAAGCGTCAGTCCGTTGACACTCCGGGCTTCTACGCTGACATGGCAAAGGCGTTCCTTGAGGACGCAGATGCCGCAGATGGCAAGGCGTATCTCTACTGGGATTGCATTGCTGATAAGTAAAGCAGAACCCCTGTGTAGCCATTAGTGGTTATACAGGGGTGTTTTGCGCTTATCGAATTATCGTTATTCCTCTGTCTTTCATATACTCGATAAAATCTTCTGCTGGCATTCTCTCTGAAAGTTCTTTCATTGTGTATTGGCGAGTTTCTTCAACCCAATATTTTCTTTCTTCAATGTCAGATAAGTCGTGGACTGTATACCATTGTGTTTTTGAACTATCAAGACCATTTGAAAGAAACTGGACTTTGAACCAATTTGGACGTTTTCTTCGTTCAAACCAGTTCAATTCAGAAAATTTTATCCACGCAATGTTTTTATAACTTCCCTCTTTTTTCCCTTTGCTATTGAAATCATTTTTTATTTTCTTTAAGTAGAAATAGTTTGTTTTTACGCATTGGCTCGGCATATATCTTATACGCCAATCTTTATCTCGAAAGACCATCTTACCTTCGTATGTGTTACCGTCTGTCCCATTGAGATACCAGTGTAATTCGTAGTGCCCTAACACTTTTTGTTCCATGTCGTCCACCATTTCAATATTTCACAGGCGGTTCAGGCAACGGCATCCAGTATGTTATGTTATGGATTTTGCCCTCATCATCCCGCCACTCTTTGAACTGCTCATCGTAATTTGCTATAACAATATCGAAGGCAGATTCATCAAATCCGATAACACGCGGGTCTGTATCTCCCGGAACACTATTCTTTGCACAAATCCACGGGCTTGATATTGGCACGTTTGATACATCGTAAGCACAATACCCAATGCACTGCGGATTGCCGTACTTCTTCATGTAATCTTCATTTCCGATTCGAGCCGCACAAACCATGTGGACATTTTTCCAACCGACACGGTCATCGTCCGTTGATTCGCTGTCGATAATAATATCTTCGGGGTCTAGTACTTTTCTTCCGATTGCAAGATTCCAGTTATTTGCAACATACCGTTTCATTTGCCATTCGTTCAGAAAAGTTTTTGCTTCTTTCATGGCATCTGCCAAAGAGCCACGATGAGGTCTATAAGCAATCATACGTCAATCCTCCAATCTTATCAGCCTAAATCAATTTGGTCTTTCGATGCCGCAACGGACAGGTTATAGATGTACTCCCCTGCCGTAAATCCGTGCTTGCGGGCTTCTCTCGTAACAAACGTCCGCTCGCTGTCGCTCATAAGAATTGTGATTCGCTTGCTACGTTTACCGTCACCCTTCTGCCCTTGATGGGAAGTGTAAGGCTGAATCTCCATCGTGCGCTTTGCATCGCTGACGGACAGGTTGGTAAGCGCAATCATAATCTGCTGGTTCTGCTGAACGATGGCTTGCAGGACTTCCGTGTTCTTCATCAGCACTTGCAAGATTGCATCGCCCTGCGTGTCGGGCTTGTTCTCCTGCGGTGCAAGGCTGTAATAGCCGTTCTTGCGGAGAGACGGAAGAACGTCATCGAAAACCCAACTCTCGAACTTCTCTGCACCGGGCAACTTGCTGTGGGTGATAAGACGGTAAACATCTCCTTCTGGGATGAAAGTTACCTCAATCATTTTATCTTTTGCTTGCGGGTGAGGTGTACTGCGCTTTACAGTATACCGACAATGGCGTTTTACTGCATCTGGCGCATTGGTATAGCCAAGTGCCTTTGCCACGTCAGAAGCACAGAAAAGAATTTTACCATTTTCTTCAATCGTGCGGAGCTGGCCAAAGGTCTTGTTCTTGAAAACGTGAAGTGCGTTACATCTCTTGTTATCCATCATATCCTCCATATTCAACTGTTTGGCATCTTCCATGCCGACCTCATACGCCTTGTAAGTGATGCGAGATAATGCTTCTGCAATCTCATAATCATCCTTATTGAGCGGACGGCCATTGCTGTTTTTCTTGAAGTTTTCAAGAATCTCTTCTTTCGTTGCTGGAATGTTCATTGACTTTACCACAAAAATCTTGCTTGTAATGCAACTATGAAGATGATATAATGGATTTATCACCCATAATCGCATGGAGTGTAATCCCTTAAACTGCCGGTGACCGCCAAGTTACGAACAGTTTAGGGGATTTTTTATTTTTGATGTTCAAGCCATTGCTGGACAGCTTCACGAACGGCTTCTCCCTTAGAAATGCCGTTTTTTTCGCAATAATCCGAAAGCTGTTTGTCAGTATTCACGTCCAAACGGACGCTTGTGCGAACACTGTTCGGGTTTTCCAGCTTTGGTCTTCCCATTTTTGCACTCATGCGTTCACCTCCACTTTTGAGCGCACATTAAGTATACTATTTGTGCGCTTAAAAGTCAACACCTAATACCGGAAGATACAGGTTACAGGTATATCGTGTTTCACGACATACCTCAATCCTCCAAGAAATCCTCCAACTCAATCTTTCCTTCTGCCGCCGCAGCCGCCAGAGCGTACACGAACTGCCCAATCGTCATTCCGTGTCGCCGTGCTTCACGGTTGATGTACTTGCGTTCTTCTTCGCTCATAAGGATGGTAATGCGCTTGGAACGCTTGCCGTCACCGCTTGCAACGCCTTGATGCGATTCCGGCATCGGGATTTTTTTCTTTGTCAAGCCAGCTTCTGCTAGTGCGCCGGGAACATCGCCTTGTTCGATAAGACGTTGAACTTCTTTCGCCTGCTTCAGCTTCTTTGGCTTACTTTCGCCTACTACGGCGTTGTTCGGCTGTGTTTCGCTGTCTTTGGCTTGCTTCGGCTTAATATTGCTTAACTGTGCTTCATTGGGCTGTGTATGGCTTTCTGTGGCTTCACTGGGCTTAATCAATGCTTGTTCGGCTTCGTTCGGCTTTGCTTGGCTTACTTCTTCTTCATTTGGCTCACTTCGGCTTAATGTTTGTTCCGAAAAAATAGGCTGAAAATCAAACCCGCCAAGCAAACCTGTGGATTTTTTGCTGGTTGACTTCATCAGCCTTCACCCCCAACAATATGCTGCGCCAACGCCTTGAAATCCTCTGCGCTTGTGCTCTTTGCCGTGTCACCGCTAAACAGGCTGTGCCGCTCTGCCTGAGCCTTACGAACGCCCATAGACGGTCTAATCTTCACGTCCAGAAGGGTTGTTCCCATGCTCTGTGCAATCACAGGAAGCTGCTCAACAACCTCTTTTGACAGGTTCTCACGGCTCTTGTACTGGTTCAGAAGCAGACCTTCAATCTTCAAAGTCGGATTGAAGTATCTGCGGACATCGCCGATAGTCTGCGAAAGCTGGCTCAAACCAGCCAGTGCGTATCGGTCTGCTGTGATGGGCACGATGATGCTGTTGGCGGCGATCAGCGCGTTCACAAGCGCAAGACCAAGCTGCGGGGGAGTGTCCAGCACAATGTAATCATACTGACCAGATACGCTTTCAAGAGCTTCTCGTAGCCGGAAGTTCTTCCCCATGTCCCGGACAAGCTGCTCGTCAATGTCCTTCAATGCACTGTCAGACGGCAGAATGTCACCAGCTTCACAGTGCTGGATTCCTTCCTCGACCGTGCCTTGCCGGGTCATCACATCAAACAGGGTGCATACGTCCTCTGTCTGTGCGCCGTAGGTGTCCGTTGCGTTGCACTGGGCATCGCAGTCCACCAGCAGGACTTTCTTGCCAAGCAACTGCACTGCACCAGCCAAACAGGTGCTTGTGGTAGTCTTTCCTGTGCCGCCTTTCTGGTTGGCGACAGCTATGATTTTTGCCATTTTATCACTCTTTCTTTATTCTTCGGGTTCATCAGGAAGTGGCATCCAATGGGTTACATGATATAACACATTATCATCAATCAGTTGCGTTTCACTATTGTTTCCATAGAACGCATCCGTCAACACATCATCTGTATACCATTTTTCGCCTTTGAAATCACCATAATAACCGAAAGTAACGCCCATCACTTTATCATAAATGATAATCTGAACGTACTTGTCTGGCATCTTATCTTTTACGCTAATCCAACCCATTCTCGCTCCTTTCTGCATCATCTGCTCATTCTGGCTACTTTTGCAACGCTTCAATGGAATAGAATGCTGGCATATACCTGTCTACGATACCTGCCTTGTCCACGCTTCTAATCAGATAGCCAACGGGTCTGTCCGGGAACGGAGACCTATCCAAAGACAAAATGTCATTATACGCAGCCTTTACCGTCTCGTAAACCGCTTCTCTGCGTCTTGGCAGCTTGATTTCAGGATGCTCTTTCTTCATCCACTTCTCAACTACCTTCGCCACGTCAATGCAGTCCTGCTTTTCCAGTTCGTCACACACAGACCAGTCAAAATCATCGTATCCGCTTCTGCGGGGCTTTCTCACGGCTTTTTGAGGTTCGGCCAGCACTTCACTTGCCTGTGCTTCAATCAACGTCTCAGACGCTTTAATTTTGGGCTTAAACTTGACTGCCACAGCTTTTCGCGCCACAAGGACTGGCTCGTAAGTCACAACAATGTCAGACACGGCATTGATCTCATCCACCGCAACGTCAAGCACTCGCTTACGAAGGTTCTTGTAAACATCGTAGCTGGCTTCCATCGCACCAAGCTGCTCTCTCAACTTCTTCAGATTGATTTCATGAGGTTTGTTGTCCATATTCAACCAGTCCCGAAGAATCGAGTAAAGCAAGATGCTGTATTGTGACTTCATTCGTGACGTGTAACGTAGCCGATACCGAACATATCCGCTTTCGGCGATGTCAAAAAAGATAGAGCGCAGGTCAGGGTTGCAGGTGATTGCTACAACATAAGACCTTGTTTCTGGTACATAGTCCAGTTTTGCCCTCGTGAATAGGACAAAACTTTCAAATGTTCCTTTCTCCTTGTCAATAGGAATCGAAACCGTATTGCCTAAAAAGTGCTTAATCTGCGGCTCAACCCTTCTTGCATCAAGACTTTTCAGTCCAAGAAGCTCCCTGTATTCCGCCAAAGTGAACTCTACACGGCTACTACTTGGGTCTCTCGGATTTATTCTTGATAGGTAAACCTCCAACAACCGAAGTTCTCCTGCGGTGTAGTCCCTGAACTTCGCCCAAACAAGGGATTTGCTTTTCTCGACAAGGTTGTTGTCTGATATTTTTGGCATCTGCTCACTTCCTTTAATGGTCTGAAAACAGTATATCACAAGTAGGGGGACGTGTCAACTGTTTTCGTCCCCCATGACTTGTCTTTTTGTCCCCCATGTCCTTGTCATTTTGTCCCCCGTGACTTGTCAAAACGTCCCCCATGCTTTGTCATTTCGTCCCCCGTCTACTTATTATATATTAAACAAGAAATAAACAAGAGGTTAAATATCATCGTTAAATAGTCGATGACGATAATTTTCAACAATTTCTTTATTTTTCCATTCCGGTTTGTGGATAACTGAACTCTGCATTTGCTAAATAAGACCATAGCCTGAGAAAAGACACACATCGTTAGCCACATTAAACGTGGACGGATTGTGGATAGGTGTACAAAAAGTGGATGGAAAGGTATACCTAATCTGCACAATGGGGGACAGATTGACAAACTATTCAAGCACAAGCAGCAGATTAACGATAACTCGTTATTTATTCCGCGCGAATGCTGTCGATTTACAGACTATGGGGGACGGATTGACAAGGCAAATTTGCCAGATAGGTGTACAAAAAGTGGACGAACGTGGACAAAATGTTCTTCAAAAACTGCGATAATTCGACAATCAGCCAGTTATATTATTTGGATTCACGGTATAGGAATCGTTGGACTTCATAGCAGCTTCTGTTCCAGCGTCCTGTGCCTGATAGAGAATCTCCATCTTTGGAGCGGTTCCGTTCGGGTCTGGGTCTGTTCCTGTAGCCTGCGCCATCTCATAGCTACCAGACACCATCCGGCAAACAGCGACCCTGTCCTTTAACGGCGTGTGGAGGTTTGCCAGAATCTCCGTCAGCACACCGATGTGGTCTGAGCCGTGATCTCCGTACCGGATGTATAACAAGGCATCTATCTCATAGGAGGAACACTCCATCATAGCATCTATGAGAATCCGCCGTTTCTCCAAATCGGAAAGGTCATCTTCAAGGTGCTCCAGCAGTCCTGGATGAATGCAAGCGTCCATGTATCGAGCCACTGATACGCCGCAGCAAGTGAACCAGCGCATAGCCATTGGCAGGGAAATGGCTGCCAGACCTTGCTCCCAATTGGCGACCGTTCCACGGTTCACACCCATTTTTGCCGCCAATTTCTGCTGGCTCAAGCCGGAACACATTCGAGCTATCTCTAATGCTTTGGCTGTTCTCACTAAATATTCATCCATAAATTCTCACCCTTTCAACAAAATCCAGCAAAACTGCCGGATTCGACAAGCCAAAAAATGGAAAAAGCTGCTATGGAGAACCAACAGCAGCCTATGTTATAACTGTATTGTCAAAAAATTCCAAAGAGGAGTGGAACAAAAATGAAAGAAACTGTAATCTGGAACCATGAACGTATGCCGATCATCGACGGAATGCCTGCCAGTGTTCCCGATGGGAAGCCGCACACACCTGAACCGTGGGAGGAAAGCTAATGAACCGAACCGTAGATGCTCTGATTATCCCATACGCTCGCAGACGGACGCTGGAGCTTGTCCTGAGCCTTTCTGGGTACGAAGCTGATAAAGATGCTTATCTCGAAGCAAAAGGCATCCTGGAACGTGCCGTAGTCGCCTTAGACGATGGGCGAGACCCGGCAGACAACATCGAGCGCATTGACGGACAGCTTGTGGAACTGTGAAAGGAGAAGAAGATGGACTTTACAAATGGATTCTATAAAGCCGAAAACCCTGTCGTTCTTGAAGAAGTGAAAACTTTCCTCCAGTCAATGGAACGGCGTGGAGCAACAGTCAAAGACTTGGACGATGCCATTGTGCAGCTAAACAATGTTTCGCACAGCATCAGCACAAACGCGCTTGTCAAAGCAGATGTTCTGGACAAGTTGCCTGAAAACCCTTTTCGTTCCATGCTCAACGGAATGTTACAAAGCAAAGGGTAACTTAAACTTAATATGGCTCTTAATCATTGTCATTGCAATTTTTGGCTTTCCTGATGTGAAGTAATGAGTGTAAAGAAAATGTTCGATTTTTACGAAGTTGTTCAAAATACATTGACTTGACAACTGGAGGGTGTATAATCGTATCAAATGAACATCTGCACTTACCGATCGGGAGGATATGCCACAATGAGTGAACAGGAAAGAGCCAAGATTGACCGATTTATTGCATGGCTGCTGGAACACCCTGAAAAGATTCCGGCGGCAAAAGAAGCAATAACCAATGCATGACAAAACCCCTTGCGCATAAGGCTACCAAAAGCCCGGCGCAAGGGGTTTTATTTGTACCGGGTCAATCCTTACAGACCTTCATCAGTTTTAAGAACCGGCTAGAATCAGATTTTACGGTTTCAGTTCCGCTGTGGCCGTCTTCATACGTCACATAAAACGTGACGTTGGTTTTAGATTTTGCGGATGCTACACCGTAAACAGCACCGGGCAAACCGGCAATTGAACTGCCAACAGCGGAACGGAGTGCGGCGCTTCCGGCCTTCTTGCTTTCACCAGAGCCTACAATCTTTGCGGACACAGGTGTTTCGTACATTTTTGTTTTGAGCTTTTCTCTTTCAAGAAACATATCATATCCGTGTTTGCCTTTTATCAACATCACAACTCCGATGGCTGCAACGATTAAAAAGGCAGTTGACGAATATATAAGGAAAATAAATGAAGCAACCAAGAAAAGCGCACCGAAGGCAAATGAAAACCTATCACCCATGTGAGAGCTTTTGTCGTTCAGCAGTTCTTCTTTGCTAAATTTCTTTTTGCCCACGCCGTCACCTCACATAGTTCTGATAAGCTTCATCAAAGCTTCACGCTTTTCTTTCGGCATCTCTACTAGCTTCTGCTCAATCCATTTGATATCCGCGTCAACTTCGATTTGCGGCTGCTGGGGCGGATTTTCTTTTTGACTTCCAGTCAGTTCTTCAACCGTAACGCCTAGCGCGTTGGCTACTGGCGAAAGCATTTCATCTGGAAAATCTCTGTCGGTAGTCAGCATTTGAGAGATATAACCTCTGCTTTTCCCGATTTCTCTGCACACAAAGGATATATTCACACCTTTGTCGGCAGCGATTTTCTTGGCTCGCTCCACATTGCGCATAGAAAAAGACCTCTCTTTTTGTGCAAATAGCCAAATGTTTACAGAATTGAAAATTGACTATTGAAAAATAGCCACTTGGCTAGTATAATATGAAGCATAGGGCAAACAAAAACCAAGACCCCTGACAAATCTATCAGGAAGTCGCTAGAAAATGTTCACTTTGTACTTCGCAACTACATAGTAGCATATTTTCTAGTAAAATGCAAGCCCAGAAAGGAGAATGGCTAGTGAATCTTTCTAAAATCGACGAGTTTCGCAAGTTACATGGTCTGTCTCGTACTGACTTGGAAGTAGCCGCTGGTTTAAGCAACGGCGCACTGGGCAAGTGGGAACGCTCCGCAAATGGGCCGAGCATTCGACAGCTTGTGAAAGTCGCTGATTACTTCCGTGTGTCGGTAGACGCTTTGCTTGTGAGGGACAAGCAGTAAGTCATAAGAAAGGATTAAAAATGAACGACATTATTTTATCCATGCAAAATGGCGAGCCTGTGGTTTCCAGCCGTCAGATTGCAGAGAGCTTCGAGAAGCGTCATGACCATGTGATGCGTGACATCGAAGACATTATGAGGGGTCTCCCCAAAAATGGGGACACCCCCATGTTCTACAAGACCGAGTACGTCCATGAGCAGAACGGCCAGAGCTACCCCATGTATCTGATGAACCGTGACGGCTTTACACTGCTGGCGATGGGCTTCAATGGAAAGGCCGCTCTTGAGTGGAAGCTCAAGTACATTGCAGCGTTCAACGAGATGGAAAAGAAGCTGACTGAACAGCCGCAGCTTACCCGCTCGCAGCTTCTCGCAACTGCACTGATCGCAGCGCATGAGGAGCTGGAAGAGAAAGACAAGCAGATTGCAGAACTTACGCCGAAGGGCGTTTTTGCTGACGCGGTGAGCGCAAGCAGCCAGAGCATTCTTGTTGGTGAGCTTGCAAAGTTGCTTTCGCAAAATGGCATCAACATCGGTCAGAACCGCTTATTCGCATGGCTGCGTGAGAACGGGTACTTGATTAAAGACAGGAAGCGGACAGACTACAATATGCCGACCCAGAAGTCTATGGAGCTTCACTTGTTTGAAATCAAGGAAACGTCCATTGCACATTCCGATGGGCACACTTCCATTAATAAGACCCCGAAGGTGACGGGTATCGGTCAGGTCTATTTCGTTAATCTCTTCTTAAAGACGGAGAAGAATAAGAGAGTGGAGGGCTGAACATGGAACAGATTATTACCTTAAAGGTAGACCTTGAGTACCCGGACGAAGCGCACCACGCTATTGACGAAGCGACAAAGGCCTACGAGGAAAGCAAAAAGTGCTGGGATGCCTTTGAAATCAACGAAGCCAAAAGCAGAGCACGAGACATTTTGTACAATTTGTGCAATGAAGGCTACAGTATGATATGGACGGTCACGGATGGCGCTGTCGGACTGACGATCTGGAAAAGCTTTAAGGAGCCTTGTGTCGGCCAGTGCTATATGCCAAAAGAAAGCCTGTTTGACATCTGGGTCGAAAAGCTAGTTGCGCTGTGCATTGCCACAGGCAAGGAAGTCCCGAAGTTCATCACAGATAAGGCTGGTGAGTGCTGGTGATGAACTTTTACAAAGCACAAAGTCGCAAGCGGCGGCTAAAGCTGGCGATGGCAGCGGGCGTGTCCCGGAACGATGCCAACAGGGTGCTGTGGATGGAGAAATCCATCAACCAGTGCTTTGAACGTCACAATCGGGAAGCCAGACTGAAAGAGGAGACGCAGCGTGGAAGAAAAGTACTGTGAGCGTTGCGGCTTGTATCTTGGCGTGGTCAGACCGACAAGAAAGTACTGTTCAGAATGCAAGCGCAAGGTTGACAAAGAGCGTGACAGGAAGCACAGGAAGGCTGGAATTACATTCAAACCCCGTAAGGCATTCTGCGCATACTGCGGCAAGCCGATGCTGAAAAAAGTAGCATCGCAGAAATACCACAATGGATGCGCCAAGAAAGCCTACAACGCAAAGGCAAACCTGAACGCGAAGGCAGCGTACAAAATCAAACAGCAAGAAAAAAAGAAGCCGGAAAAGACGTTTCCATCCATCGGAGAAGTACAAGCCATTGCGGACAAGCTTGGAAAGCATTACGGCGAAGTGTCACAGATGCTTGCAACAGGGGAGCTGACCTATGAACGGTAAGTATTACGGAAAGCGGGAAATCCGCTGGCATAGCCGGGAGAAAGACCGGCTGGAACACATACACAATAGAAAGGGCAAAGATGAAAGCACTGGTAGAAATCGTCCTGATCTGGGGCGTTGTTTTAGCACTGATTCTCGCAGCGTTTCTGCTGAACTTCTGGCTGATTCACCGGATTGACATTTTGGTTGGTGTGAACGCAACGCGAGCAATCATCGCGGTTGGTGCTCTGATGGCAACCATCTGGATTTTTGGGCACGAAGGTACAAAATGATGACTCTTGCAGAAGCGATGCAAGCAAGAAACATCCGGTTGTGTGATCTAAGCAGACAAAGCGGAGTTTCAAGACCTACACTGGACGGCATTCTTGGCAAAAAGAAAGTATTTAACAAGGCTGGCGTCCGAACAGAAACGCTTTAAGACTTGCAAAAGTACTAGATGCCGACATAAGCATTGACGGCACGAAGCCATATTACTTTGAACTTACATTAAGGGAATGAAAAAATGAAAACTTTGAAAGGAACAGCATTGTCGGCAATTGGTCTGGCTTCGGCAATCGCGGCGGTTGGCTGCGGTGATGCGATTCAAGGATGCCAGACCACAGCGCAGATGCTTGGCTGGGTGATCGTGTCCTGCGGGCTTCTCGCAACGGCTATCTTTCTGTGTGCGTTGGCAGTCAGCGAGGAGATGGACGAACGCAGCGAGCAAGAACGCCGCAAAATCAAGCGTGTTGCCAACCACACCAACGAGTGGAGGGATGCACGATGAAATGCCCGATGTGCGGTAGCGAAAACATCACAACCGTGGACAGCCGACCTGACCATGACAGCATCACTCGACGCAAGAAGTGCCTTGCCTGTAACCATCGGTGGTCTACCATCGAGATTGACAAAGACCAGTGGCACAGTGCGTTGCAAATCAAAGAGGAACGTAGGAGAGGGCGACCAAAAGATGATTAACCTTGACAGATTCGGCGGGGTGACCGAGCCGGAGGACGGCGTGTATTTCCTAACCCGTGAGCAGGAAGCAGAAGCCAAAGAAGCTGATCGTCTGGCTGAGATTGAGGACTTGCAGTCTGAAATCGAGGACAGGGAAGCGGAGCTGAAAGACCTCCGTGCACAGTTGGCAGAACTGATGGCTGGTTGATTTCTGTACAGCCATGTTAAGCCAAAGTAAGAACAATGAAGCCTAATTAAGCCGAAGAAAGGAAAGAAAAATGGCAGTATTAGTAATGGTCTACGGTCACTCCGGCAGCGGTAAATCCGCTTCACTTCGGAACTTTGACCCGGAACAGGTGGCGGTTATCAACGTGCTTGGCAAGCCGCTGCCGTTCCGCAGCAACATGAAAACCTATATCACCAACGACTACGGCAAGATTGACGCCGCAATCCACAGCACCAAGCGTAAGTCCATCGTCATTGACGATGCCACCTATCTTATGACCGGCGAGTTCATGCGGAACGCAAAGGTCGCTGGATACCAGAAGTTCACCGAAATGGCAGCTAACTTCAACGCCTTGCTGATGCGGGCAAAAGAACTGCCGGACAATGTGGTGGTCTACTTTTTCGGGCACAGCGAGCGTGACGGAGACGGTGGCGAAAAGTTCAAGACCATCGGAAAGCTGCTGGACGAGAAAGTCTGCGTGGAAGGGTACTTCACCATCGTTCTGAAAACAGTTGTGCAGGATGGACGATACCTGTTCAGCACTCGCAATGATGGGATGGACACCGTGAAAACCCCGCTTGGGATGTTCAACGATGCACTGATCGAGAACGACCTCGCCGCCGTAGACAAGACCATTCGTGAGTATTACAACATTCCGGTTCAGAACGAACAAGAAAGTTGAAAAGACTATGAATATTGACCGTATCGAACTAATTGCAGAGATGTCACGGCAGGGCATTAAAACACAAGAGCTTGCAGACAGAGCAGGTCTTCCCCGTTCCATTATAACCGCCCTCCGTAGAGGTAAGGCGCCCACCTATGGTTCCGTTTATTTGGTCGCTAAAGTATTGGGCGTTCCTATCGAATATCTTTTAGAAAGCAAAGGAGAGTAACAGATGAAGAACATCAACTGGAATGACGTACAGGAAGCCACAGAACGCCGTGACTTGCCTGTTGGCGGCTATGTTGCCGGTATCTGCAAGGCAACGGACGAACCCGCAAAGGAGCGTCTGAACATCGAGTGGGAAGTCGCAGAGGGCGAGTTCAAGGGCTACTGGCGTGAGCAGACCGCTTCCCTTATCGAGCACGGCAAGCTGAATCCGGGCGAATGGGCATGGGGCGGCAAAACAATCAAGAGCTACAAAGAGAAGGCACTGCCCTTCTTCAAGGGCTTTATCACCGCTGTGGAGCAGTCCAATCCCGGTTACAAGTTCAACAACGATGAAAAGACCCTGCGTGGCAAGCTGGTCGGCGTGGTTCTCCGCGAGGAAGAGTACATGGGCAACGATGGCAACGTCAAGACGAAGCTGGTCGTTGACCGCTTTACCAGCGTGGACAAGATTCGTTCCGGCGACTATGAGGTCAGACCGAAGAAAACGCTGGCTGGCGGGTCTGGCTCCGGCTACTCGCAGGGCGGGAACGATGACTTCTCGGTGATTGAAGAGGACGATGGTTCGCTCCCTTTTGATTAACGGTTACGCTACCGGGACAAAAGGCGAGAAAGGAACGCTATGTTTTACCGTCCGAAAGTAGTTCGATGCCGCCTGAAAACTGGCGGGAAAAGCATCGAACAAATCAAAGAATCCCACAAGGGGCAAGGGCTGGTTCATCGGGATTTTGAAAGTCTCCAACAAATGTACGATGCTTTTTCTGGATTGATTGTTGAGCTGTCTCTTTGGGAATACGACAACCACGAAAGCTATCATCTCGAAAGCTGGAAGCCAGAAGATGATAAAAAAGTTATGATGGGCGTTTATTACGCAGAGCAAACGCATCCATTCCCTCGATACAAGAACGATTTTGAAAAGTTCAAAGCAGTTTGGGAAGAAAAGAAATATGGCAGTAATGGTGCGTCTCTTGTCTTTGCTCCAGAAGACGTGGAAGAACTCGAAACCATCTGCGAAGAAGTTTCTTCGTCCTGACCGCCTACCTTATATAAGAGCTGCGCTATCTGGCTGGACGGGCGTTTGGAAAGATGATTACCTGTTGTCTTAACTGCCCATCACGCCACCAAGCTTGCCACGACACTTGTGAGAAGTACAAGGCAGAGAAGAAAGACTTCGAGGAACGCAAGGCATTCGTGTATGAGCTGAATCACAGCCAGAGCGTGTACCACCGTGATTATGAGAACAAGCACCGGGAACGTGGTAAGAAACGGTTTCTCGGAAGTGAATTTAGAGGTGAACGAGGATGAGACTTGTTGACGTAGAACCGATTATTGAAGGGTGGAAGAAAAGCGGGAACAGTAAAAAAGCCGAAGCTAAAGCGCTTATGAACAGCGAAATTTACTCTGAATATGATAAAGGCGTTGCCTTTGACTGCGCTGCCGACCTTGTTTTGGCACTTGCCGAACAGCTTGAAAATGCCCCATCGACTGCATGGACAAGCGTTAAAGATAAACAACCTGACGAAGATGGAATTTATCTAACCGTCTACGATTTCTGGTGCTTTGAAAATTGCGTTTCTGCAAGAGAGTTTAGAAATGGCCGATGGGGCGAAGAAGAAAGGCGGGGAGCGGTTAAGTTCTGGATGCAGATTCCTAAAATTCCTAAGGAAAACGAAAATGAACAAAAGAAAGTATAAACCGGGCTGTTACATCATTTCACTTGATGACCTGATGAAGCAGGAGTTTGTTTACTGCGCCGGAAAACTTGTTCACAAAGGCTGGTTTGGTAGCTGGCAACTGCGATATGCAAATAGCGAACTTGCTAAACTGCGTATCAGAGAAGCTAAAAAGGTCGAGGACAACGAATGAACACCGGCAAGCAGTTTGAAGCGGACTTCAAGGCATCCGTCCCGTCCGATGCGTGGTGCTACCGGCTGAAAGACAGTGCTGCCACCTACTACGGTGGCAACGAGAACCTGTCTTTTTCCATCGACAACATCTGCGACTTCCTTGTGTACCGATACCCGATGAACCACCTGTTTGAACTGAAAACCATCGAAACGCCCTCTATCCCTCTGGAAAAGGTACTCGGCAAGTACGACAAGGCAAAGTGCAAATACCGCAAGGAAAAGCACATCACTGACATGGTGGAAGCAATTGGATACAGCGGTCAGACCGCCCATGTGATAGTCAATTACAGGTCGGTCAACCGCACTTTTGCAATTCCTGCAAACAAGGTTCTAGCGTTCCGTTATAACGAGAGCCGCAAGAGCATCCCTTGGCAGTGGGCAGAACAAGAGGGGATAGAGGTCAAAGCAAAAAGGCTGCGTGTTCATTGGCGGTATGACGTGGATGGGCTGTTAAAGAGATTGGAGAAAGAACATGGCAATGGTATTTAAGTGCGACCGATGCGGAGAGATTTTTAATCGGAAAGTCCCCAACATAAACGAATGCTACGGCACGGCAAATTCAATTTTATTCTTGGACTGCACGGTGGAACGCAACCGCTTTGGGCTTGGCGAAGAACCGATTCAACTTTGTCCGTCCTGCATGAAAGAACTGAATGACTGGTTAGAGCCAAACAAAGAAAAACTAGACAACGGAAACAAGAATAAATGGAATAACATGACCACTCAACCACAAAGTGGGATAGCAGTTGAAATCAAGCTTGATAGTGGCGAGCAAGACATTGCTTATAGAAGATATGGCGATAAACGTTGATTCTTGTGCGACAACGATTATGTCTTACATAACGAATCAATCGTTGCGTGGCGATACATCGACTAAAAGGAGAACAGAAGTGAGCAAGAAGGTTTCAGACATTCTGCCCAAGACGGAAATCTTGGCGCAGTTGGCAGAAGAAGCATCCGAACTGGCACAGGCTGCGTTGAAGTTGCGCCGTGCGCTGGATGGTACGAACCCGACACCGAAGAGCGTTGCGGAGTGTGAAGCAAATTTGATAGAAGAATTTTCGGACATAAGTAACGCAGTCACCGCTTTATGCGATGCTTGGTTTGGAGATAACCTCGATTCCGAATGCGAATTTTGGGACGCAGAGCGTGAGATTGAGGACGCTAAATACAAGCGTTGGCTCTCTCGCCTTGAAGCAAAGGAGAAGTCAGATGAATAAGCATAGAAACCGTCCATCGTCTAGCAGACAGGCAATGTCAGCAAACCTCCGCAAAATCGCAAGACAGAACCAGTTATATGGCTTCCGTATGGCTCTGGATGGCATTACATCCACATGGGGCGCACTGATTCAGAACCTTCGGTGCGATGCAGACCTGACCGATGAACAGGTGCAGAAAATCATCCGCATCGGTGACAGGTACTGGGAGATGGTCGGCAAGTTCAAAGAAGAGGACATGACCCCTGACGAGTTTGCAGATTACATCACCGCAAAGTCAGAACAGGTCGAAAAAGAGCTGAGGGAAAGGTGGAGCTGATGAATAAGCACAGAAGAAAGCATATCCACGAAATCGCAGACTCGCTTAGCCAGTTGAAGCTGCAAATTGATGCACTATACGGTGAAGAATCTGCTGCTTTTATAAAAATTCAGAAGTCTATGCGTAATATGGATGCATACGAAATCTCAAAGAACGCAGTTGATATGCTCGAATCTGCATCTTTGAGGGTAGAAAACGCAATCACATTTCTTGAAGATGCGGAGGGCTGAGAAAAAGTGGATAAAGAACAGCTTGCTATCGCACGGTTGCAGGACGCTGCAAAGCTATCCGAGCATCGGTACAAGAAACCGCTCATGGTCACATACTCTGGCGGCAAGGATTCACAGGTGCTTGTGGCTCTGGCTGAACGTGCAGGAATCAACTTTGAGGTGGTCAACAGCCATACCACAGCAGATGCGCCGGAGACAGTCTATTTCATCCGTGAGCAGTTCAAGGCGATGGAAGAACGTGGAATCAAATGCTCCATCGTTATGCCACGATACAAGGACAAGCCCGTGTCCATGTGGACGCTGATTCCGCAAAAGCTGATGCCGCCGACAAGACTTGTACGGTATTGCTGTGCCGTTCTCAAAGAAAATACTGGCCGCGATAGATTTATCGCTACTGGCGTTCGCTGGGCTGAATCAACAAACAGAAAGAAAAACCGTGGAACGATGGAGTTTAGCCATCGTGACAAGGAAAAGCGCATCATCCTTATGGGAGACAATGATGAAAAAAGGCAGCTTTTTGAAACGTGCAGCATCAAGGGCAAGATGACCGTCAATCCGATCGTGGACTGGTCTGACGATGATGTGTGGGACTACACGCACAGCGAACACTTGCCTATCAACACGTTGTATTGCGAAGGGCAGAAGCGCGTTGGTTGCATCGGCTGTCCTATGGCCGGTAGGGGGGGCAGACAGCGTGAGTTTATGCGCTGGCCAGCCTACGAAAAAATGTACATCTCAGCGTTTGAACGAATGCTTGATGTCAGAAAATCAAAAGGTTTGCCGTGCGACTGGCAGACCGGCATGGACGTTTTCCGCTGGTGGATGGAAGATGACAACATCAGCGGTCAGTTGAGCATGGACGATTTGATGGAGGATAACAATGTTTGATTTTGCAAGTGAGCTTTTTGGATTTATGAATCAACGCCCTCGCTATGAACGAGAACTGAAGGAAGATACCGTAAATGGCTATCACATTGACACTTGCGCCGTTGACGATAGGGATTGGAATTATGAAACGGCGATCCAACACGAACAATTTAGGGGTGGGAAGTGGATTGTTGTTCGAGGATATGACAGCAAAGAGGAAGCAGAAGCCGGGCACGATATGTGGGTAAAGAGCGCAAAAGCTGGTTTTCAAAAGCTGTACGATGTATTTGAAGAAAAAATTTATCCAAAAGAAAAGAAAGAAGAAAAGCCGGTTCACTTCATTTTGGCCTATGCCTGTGATCGATGCGTGACCTCCATGAAGCATGAAGCGTATATGACAAAGAAAGAGCTTCAAGAAGAAAGGATTTGCCCATTTTGCGGAGGAAAACTTCGCATGAGAGAATTTGAAATTATGAACAGGTGGTAACGATGATGTTTGAATTTGCAACTCGCTGGCTGGTCTGTCTAGTCCTGCTGGCGGTAGTGGTTCAGTCCGAACGGACAATCAAAGGCATGGTAGACAACCTGTTTGAGAAACGTCAGGCAATGCTCGTCTGGCTGTTCGTCAACGTGTGTCTGACCGTTTGTACGGCTATTATGATGGGGTGGAGGTAAATATGGAAATCAAATCAAGAAACGATATTCCGATGCTGTTTGGTGATATTGATGTTGCGGAAGCATTTTACAAACATTCAGAGCTTTACATGAAAACGGAAAATGTTTCGACTACAGTAGTAGGAAGTGGGAGTTGCAATACATTAACTTACAATGCTGTCAACTTAAAAACTGGCTCATTCAAAAGTTTTGTTGGGACGGAAAATGTGCAGATAGCCAAAGTGCATATCGAAAGGGAATAACCAATGGACAACGAACTTTACTGCCCGATGAAGATGACCAGCAATCCGCTTGGTCGGTGCGTATGCGAGAAAGAAAAGTGCGCTTGGTGGCGACAGTTGGACAACTGCTGTTCCGTCTGGCAGATTGCATTGAAGCTGGACTACATCGAAATGAAGATGAAGAGGTGAGAACTCTTGGCAACACCCCCAAAGCGTGGTCGTGGCAGACCGCCACTTACCGAAGCTGAAAAGAAAAAGCGTGAGAAGCGGGCGCAAAAGGCGAAAGAAGAAGCCGCTGCGAAGCGCGAGAAAGAGCGTGAGAAGAAGAAACAACAGATGCTTAACAAGCGGAAATCTATCCGCTCACAGGTGAGTAAAAAGGTGAAAGAGCAACAGGAGTTAGCGATCACGAGGTCTAAGATGCTGAACACAGGTGATTTGCAGTCGAGAATCGGCGATGAAGAGGACAAGAAGGTCATCGGCATGATTGCAGCCAAGTATTTTGGCGACCTTCCGAGCGTGGACATGAACAACCCGATTGAAGTGCAGCAGCGTCTTGACTTCTTCTTTGACGCTTGTATCGAAGCCAGAATCTCCCCTGTGGTGGAATGGATTGCACTGGTGCTTGGCATCGAATGGGTGAGCCTGAAGCAGATTATGGCTGGTAAGCGCCGTGACGACAGCTTGCAGCAGAAGTATATCTTGAAGCTGATTCTGCAAATGCAGTCCATGTGGGCGTACAACGGTATGTATGGTCAGGAGAACCCGGCAGAGTGGATTTTCCGAGCTAAAAACTACTTTGGTATGCGTGACAACGTGGAAGTCACCGTTGCGCCGCCTGAACAGCCGTTGGGCGATGCCCAGAGCGCAGAACAGTTGGCACAGAAGTACCAGACGGCTTTGCCGAAAGGGATTGACGTGGAGTACAAAGAGGTGACAGACGATGCAAACTGACAGAGGAATCTACCACAAGCGAGTATGCGACCGCTGCGGAGCGGTTCTGTGCGGCAGGATGATGAACCCTGACGAATACTTCAAGGACTGGGCATGGCGCAGGGACACAGGCGACCTTTGCCCGGAGTGCTATGCAGAATATAAGCGATTGATCGGACGGTTCAACAGGGGAAAGAGAGGGCAAAGAAGATGAAAAAGTGCGCTCTTTACAGATGCAAACAGTGCTTTGCAACCATGACGGACGAAGGCGATGTCAGAATCGACAAAGACATTGTTGATTGGATGTTTGAAAACGAAATGGAAGAAAGCAAGATTGGGTTTATCGCAAAGTTCAAAATAAGCGATAAAGTCCTCATCCATCGTTGCTCCAATAACACCGTTGGATTGTGTGAGTTTATCGGATGGAAGGAGATAGAGGAATGAACTTCTATTGCACCGCCGAACATTGCTTTATGTCAGGGATGCTTTTTCATAAAGG